TTACTTCAAATCTTCTTCCTGTGCTTCTTTGTACTGCTTGTTCGATACATGAAGAATAGCACCTAAGAACGCATCAACTGCCATGATTGTTCCGCTAACCTGTTGCGGATAAGGCAATCCCCACAAGCCAGCAAGCGCTAAGTACAATACAGATAAAGCTGGTAATACCGTTAGTGCAATTTCTTTTAGTAAATCATAAGTCTTGTTGTTTTTAATAAGCATTTTCATTTCCTCCTATATTTTATGCCTTAAATAACTAACGATAGCATCACTTGCAGATCTAATCGCATCCGCATCACCGTTAGCAAGTGCGGCTACCTGAGCCAGCAATAGTCGGCTCATTTCTTTTAAGTCTGTAAGTTGTTCTGACATGTCTTCAATATCAGCTTCTAGTTTCGATATTCTTTTGTCGTGGTCTGCTAATCTTGCATTCTGTTCGTCTTCGGGTTTTTTGAATTTTACTGACCATCTTTCTAAAATTGCCACAGCACCGCCAACAGTAATGATCAACCCACACGACCACATGATGAACGCAAGAAACATTTCAAAATCTAAATTTGGCATTTTGTCACCGCCTTATAAACCATAATAAATTCGGTCTACCGCACGCTGTACCGCTTCAGGATCATATCCAGCCTGTGCTAGTAATTGCGAACGAACAGGCTCGTTGCCATACTCACCGCGATATACAGCGGCCGCAATGGCTGCTAACTCTTCTCTTGGTTCTGAGTACCCACTTAAAATTTCATTCACGCGATCTTGCACAGCTTGTGCATCATAACCGGCTGCTGTCAATGCTTGAGTACGATATGGATCGTTGCCAAATTCACCAGCAATAACGCGACTAGCAATTTCATCAAGACTGTTTGGTTGTGGCACTGGTGTTGGTTCTACTGGTGCACTAGGTGTAGGCTGAACGTTTGTATTAGCGCCAAATCCGAAGCATGAAAGGATTCCAGCTGCTAGTGAATCGATATTTGAGTTAAAGATATATAAATCTTCTTCTGATGAGATAAAGCCATTTTCAATCAAGCGATAACCATAACCACGCGCATTTGCACGATATGGATTTGCTAAATCGTTTCGCTGTACAAGTGTTCTAGCGCGCCCTGGTAGAATGTTGCCGATAAAGTCAGCAAGCGCCAAATCGTATGAGTCAGGCTCTAAACCGTCCATAATGATTACATGTCCACCACGTGCACCTGATAATGCGCTGTCCATGTGCAATTCAATAATCTGCGTGTCTAATGGCTCATCAAGATAAGAGATACCATTATCTTCGTAGTAGTTTCTGTTAATGTCACCCAAGATGACATTGTCACCGCCTAATTCTTTGATACGCTGTCCTAATACACGGACTCTTTCGGCTTCCGTGTAGCCGTTAGCACAAGCGCCAGGATCACCAGCGCCATGCCCACAAATAACTAATAATTTCATTTTTTCTTTGTCCTCTTTCTATCTAAAAAGGCGATCTAATTAGACCGCCTTAATAGCAATATTTTTTCTATTCTTTTACATAAATGACATCAATAGAAACTTTGTTTGCTGATGCCGTCCAATCTGCATAAGTATTTACGATAAGTAGGACAACGCTTGTATTGGAAAAGCCACGCACATTTGCAACCACCGCTTCTGGAGTCATCGGCGTTGATATGGTCAAAAGTCTGTATCCTGAAGGGATTGTTATTGGGATAGAAACGCTCGTTCCTTGATGAGGAGTAAGTGATGGATGGTTGGCTGTGAAACGTTTAACAATAATTGAAGTGCTGCCAAATCCACCGCCTGCATCACCACTTTTAATTGCTGTATCTAAAGCATGTAAGTCTTGCGCAATTGTATTGGCCGATTTTATAAACTTCCCCGTTTGCTTTGTTCCAATTTTACCCAAGATTTCACCATCTTTTTTTTGCAACTCAGAGATCGTATTTTCAGTTGCAGTTTTGTTTTTTGTAGTATCTTCTTTAACCTTTGTGAGATCTGTGTTCAGTTTTTGTACATCCGTTGCAATTTGCGAAATACCGTTTTTAATCGTGGTAGTATCCGCTGCTAATGCATCAGCAGTGGTTTTTGCTTCTCCAGCATATTTTTTTGATAACGCTGCCTGCTCCGTAGATGTTTTTACAGCAGCTGCAGCTTCTGAAATTGCCTGCTGAAAGATTGCAATTTCAGAATCAGAAACAATCCCGTTTGCGCCAGGTTTTTCTTCAACAGAAACATTAAAATTATACGTTCCATGCGTGCCACCATCAAATGTGATTTCATACTTGCTGATTCCAATTGCCGCCGTCATCTGTTCTGTTTCCGTAATACATACGCGACCATTTTCATCAATTGTACATGCAAGCGCAATGACCTTATTGTCAGATTTTATTCCAATGAGCGATGCGTCTGTAGGTACAATTTTAATTCCGTTTTCATCATGCAAAGTAAAGCGCCACACTTCCCCTTTATCATATTGATTCACATTGATGATACGCTGTATCGTTGAATTTGGAATAATACATATTTCAAAATCTCTAATAATCATGCTTAATCCTCCTAATAGATAACACTTCCCTGTTTTCCTTTAATTGCAACTGTTCCATCAGGGCCTATCGATATAAAACCATTCCCAGCATCGTTTCCAATTGTTATTGCCCCATCAGGTGTCGTTTGAATTAATGGATTTGTTTTATGACCGTTTTTAAATATTGCAAAAACATCCGTATCGATAACAAATCTACCCTTTGAGCCGGTAAAACGTAGTCCATAGTCAGAATCATAGTAAGCTTTGACACCATCCGCTTCATCACCGAAAAATATCACCGGAGATTTAATAGTTCCGCCAGTAATCTGTGATCCAATAATCTTAATTGCATTGATTGTTCCTGACGCAATATAATCCGCAACAAATTTGCCATCAAGTGTCCATGCAGATTTGAATGGTCCATTGTACCCGCTCGAGCTGAAGCCAATACCGTTCATATTGATTCGTAATACATACTTTGCCTTCGCTTTGTCAGGATTGTCCATGATAAGGATTTCATTTGGTTGACCGACTTCGTTTCGGTTTATCACCACATTTCCGCCATCACCGCCGGTGATTAATTCTGTTGCATGATTGATAGCATCTTCCAAGAAAGAATGTACGCCTTTGACCTTCTTTTCTGCGGCTTCTTCCGCCTTTTGATTGACTACATCGCCAAGTTTCGCTTTTGCATTACCGATTTCGATTTTTTTGTATCTTCCAGTAATGCAGTCATATTCCGTTTTGACAACCTTTGCAGATGCATCAATCTGTAGTGTCGGATATGTTACTGTGACGATATCGCCAAGTCCAACACGCTCCAGCATTGCTACATTTTTATATTCTTCCGTCTGCCACAGCGGCACAAATTCAATCGAGTAATTCGAGGACGGAATGCCTACATTATTTGCCTTAATATAACTCGCAGCATCCTGATTCAACTGTTCTTTTGTCGGTGTTTCCGGATAATCACTCGACTTATCTAAGATAAAGATATTTTCTCTTGGATAGTTTTGGTGATTTTCTGCATATTGCACATCACCATAGATATTCACATCATCTTTTGTGCAAAATGCAAGAACGCCTGTATAGGTGCTTTCGATTGTTTCTTCAAGTTCCAATCCCGTCAGATTCTTGCCATATTGTATCAATACACCATTATCTCTGCCGCGATGTGCATGCAGATATACATTCATCCCGTTATATTCATATTCGCCGCCAAACACATCAAGGATGCTTCCTTGCACGCCTCCTAACAGCGACAACAAAGTCATCGGCTCCGCTTGTTCATAAACGCTCTTTGCATTAACGATATCCGTCTGAAAAGTAAATGCATGTTCCAACATCGAATTATGCTTTAGACCGTCCAAAACCGCTGAAACACCTGTTGCCTTGAATGGCTTGACTGGAATTCCCTTTAAATCAAATGCAATGTGTTCTGCATACACTTCGCATGCATTATCCATCAATTTTTTCACTGTCAATATTCTAAATGGCTGTGGTTCATCACCTTCACGCGGTTCCGTTAGAATGATACGCGATTGCTTCAACTCAGGATAAAGTGCCGCATTTAAAGGATATTTTAAAATCAAAGAAAAAGAACCGTTTAGTTCTTCAGTAACGATGCATTCCGTGCAATCTATCAATTGGCCAATACCATTAGTTTTAAATGCAGTTTCATTTTTTTCATATAAAATAATCATAATGTCCACCACCTTGGTTTAATCTCCACCTTTGTTATCCCATCACCTAATCCGATTTGATTTTCACCAGGAATCAATACAATCTTTTTACTGATACGACTGATGTTCCCGTTTCGGCTTTCGATACCCTCGAAGGCAGCGGAAATTTCTGTGTCGATATCTATATACTTCTTTCCGGAACGATTGATCGTAATCTCATCATTCCCGATGTTCACAATCCCTTTGCCATATATCCTAATTAAAGGGCTTGCCGCAAAACTTGTAGGATTTAAAATACTTCCAGATTTTGTAAATTCAACGGTGTTTTCTCCTGATTTCAGGAATGATGCTGGCTTGAAATCGAATTCAGCATCACAACTTGCCATATTTCGGAATATAGAAAACTCAATCGAATTGATCACACGTGCCATTCTATAGACCTCTGTATCGTATGTATCTTCAAAACGATGATACCCCGAATCGGAAAGCAACCATGCTTTGATTGCTTTCGTTTTCGTTGCAAGATCGCCATTCATGACGACGATACGATATTTCTTTTGAAAATTATCATACGTTCCGTCTGCATAATGCAGTTTCCCATTTTTCCCCGGCACCGTAAAATCGGAGATGCGCGGAGCTGGCGCATTGTATTCTTCTTTACTTGATACGACTGCACCAAAATTTTGGTTAGATCTGCCGTTATAAATAATCATTTGTCTCATCGTCCTCGTTGCATCTCCTTTCTAATCTTTTCAATCACCCTATTTGCGATTGCGTTATTATCTTGTCCCGGCAATGTCTGAATAGTGATATAGTTCGTAATTTGTCCACCACCAGCTAATTCCTTCAGCTTCGCTTCGGATAATACAACTTCCCTGCCTGCTTCGCCGCCGCCAAGTAATTTATCACCCATGCTTCCAAAGATAGTTGCACCGCTCAGAAGTAGTGGTTGCTGCATCGCCTTTGCATACCAATTCACACCAATCTTAGGTAAGCCACCTTTCAACCAATCAAGAGGATTGATGCTTCCGCTGATTGAAAAATGCGGCAATGGAATATGCGGCCATTTGAATTCAAAATTGAATAATCCTTTGATCGTGTCTATTGCACCTGTGAAGATGCCGACAATTCCACTGCAAATATCGGAAGCACCATTTTTGATGCCATTCCACTTGTCTCCAAACCAGCCAACAACACCGCTCCATGCGTTCACAATCGCATTGCGGGCATCTGTAACAGCGCCGCTGATCTTACTCCATATGTCCCTAGTGATGTTGCATATCGTATCCCAATTCGCCGCAAGGGCAACTCCGATTGCAATCAATGCTGCAATTGCCGCAATAACGATTCCGACTGGACTTGCAACTGCGCCAAGAACTGCAATAACATTCCCAAATAAAACAATTGCATTACCGACAATTACTAATAATGGTCCTACTGCCGCAATGATTAATGCAATCGTAATAATAACTTTCTGCATCCCAGGATCAAGAGATTCCCATGCATTTTTCAAACCCATCAAAAAATTTGACAGTTTTTCCAAAATAGGCAGTAACAACTCCATCAACGTTCCACCGAGTTCAGAGCCAACAACCTTTGCTTTGTTCATCATCACGTTAAATTTATCGATCGGATCCTGCATTCCCTCAAATGTATTGTCCAAATTTCCGCCAGCATCAGCTATTGCTGCACCCAAATCCGAAAAATTTAATGTTCCATTTTTGACCGCGCCGTATATCTGATCGCCTGATTTCCCAAATAAATCATAGGATGCCTTTAATCCGTCAATGCCTTCTTTTTGTCCCAAGATCGTTTGTTGCAGATCTTCCAGTGCCTGATTCAACGGTATGCCATCCTGCACAGCATTTTTCAGTGCCTTGCGCAATCCGTTCATAACCGTTTCGGAGTTTGCACCTGATGTTTCAAGTTGTCCCATCAATGATACGGATTGTTCAATATTAAGTCCCATTTCTTGGAACGCTGTGCCGTTTTGAATCAATCCGGACAATAAAGCATCCATTGATGCTCCGGTCTGTTGACCAACAAGATTCAATCGATCGAGCAATGTGCCGGCAGATTCAGAGCCTAATCCAAACGCCGATAATGCCTTTTGTGTTTCATCAATGGATGACGAAACATCTAGTTGATTGATCTTTGCAAATTTAATAAACTTTGTCGATAAATCTTCCAACGCTTGGCCGGTCAAGCCGAACCGTGTGTTGACCTCTCCGACCGCTGCGCCGGCAATATCAAAACTTGTCGGAATCTGTGAAGCAATGTTCGTCACCATTCCTTCCATTTCTTTTAGGTTCTGACCGGTTGCTCCGGTCTTTGCACGTACCGTATCAAATCCGACATCAACTTCTTTAAACGCCGCTATTGCCGCAGCGCCAACTCCGACGATTGGTGCTGTAACATTCTTAGACATGCTTGCGCCAACATCCTTGATGCCCGATCCAAGATCCTTCACTTTATCGCCGGCAACCTGCATCTGTTGTTTAAAAACAGAGCCGAAATCCTTGGCCTGTTTTTCCAAATATTTAAGACTGTTCGTCGCATCTGCAATCTCTCTTTCAAGAGCCTGCATCTGCTGTTTATTTTCTTCCGATGGGTCTGCCTTTTTTAACTGTTCATACGCTTCTTTCGTCTCTTTTAACTTATCTTTTGTTGCCGCGATTGATGTTTTTAAAAGGTCCTGTTTCTGTTTCAACAGGGTTACGTTACCCGGATCTATTTTCAACAATCGATTGACATCTTTCAAAGATGACTGCGTATCTTTTAAAGTCGAATTTGCCTTTTTCAATGCTTCGGATAACTTTGTGGTATTCCCATCTATTTCAATTGTGATTCCTTTGATTCTGTCTGCCATTTTTTCCTCCTAAAAGTTATCCATATCTTCCTGTGTTGCCAAAACAGGATATTCATAGTCATCGTTTGCTTGTTCTACCGCCATATCCATAACAGCGCCAAGATCCAAAACATCCAAATCTTCAAGCGTTAATCCAAGTTGTTTGCATCGTAAAAGTATTAATGCCGACGTGATCTCGCGGTCCGTCGGCTTTGGGAGTTTTTTGCTTCTACACTCAATTTTTGCGAATCTGCCCAAAGTGCAACAACCTGCGGCATTACTTCTTCTATTGGAAATATTTCAAATGTATCGAGCCATTCGAGCGGATCATCTGCAATCGTCGAATTTGCTTGTTTTGCCAACGTGTATGATAGATTTAAAAATATTTCAAGCACGCCGGAAGGAATATCCCGTTTGGATTTCTTCATTGCTTTATCGATCGTATTCATATCTGCAATTAGATCGGAATGAAATTTATTTCTATAGCGAATGATCGTGCTTGCTGTCGCTTTGAACTTCACTTCTTTTCCATTAATTAAAATATTGCGTTCCATTTACACCTCCTGAATAGTTTGAAAAAGGCAGTCGCATTACGCGTCTGCCTTTTCATAAACTTTGTCAAACCACGTTTTATATTTTTCCTCTTTATCTGACGTGATTGTCGCTTTTATGCAGTCGTCCGTTTCGCGTGGCATTACAGTTATTTTGACCGTATCATGCACAGGTGATGTGGACTTCTGTTTTGTTGAAGTCGATAACGAAGGGCGTGAGAACTTAACTCTATATAAAGCAACTCTCTTACCCTTTATAGTTGGATCTCCACTAACTTTAAATTCATACATTAATGCAAATTCTTTCGCTATATCTGTCGCTTTTTCCAAGATTGCACCGTCCGTATTTTTTTCATGGCCAAACATCATAGTTAGAATTTCATCATCAAGCATCTCAACTTCAAGATTCCCTTCGTAACCGTTGTTCGTATCTTCTTTATACCAAATGACATCATCCGCATACTCTTCAGACTCTTCACCACTTGCATCTAACGTGATACTGACTGCACCTGTAATTTTTTTTGGTGTATCATATGTATATTTACCTTCCGTCGATTTCACTTCGGCAATATGTAAATTTTTAATTCCGTATTTAATTCTACCCATCAATAACTACCTCACTTTCATACAATACTTCATACATTCCTTCACTTGCCAGATTCTGCTCGCTTCGCACATATGGAATTTCCGCTGCTCGTAGTTTCTCTTCTACGATGTTTTCAACTTTAAAGTCCTTGTGTTTGGAGTACAATTCAATGTTTATACTTCTGATTTTGGTATAATTCTTATCATCAGCATATTCATCATTCGATGACGGAAACCAATACAGAAGATAAGGTAATTCAGGAGCAGCTTTCTCAGGGAACGAATAATAAGCGCATTTTTCTGCGCCTAATATACTCTCCATCATTTTTTTCAATTCGACGGAATTCATCGCGATAACTCCTCCTTCAATTTTCTTATCACTTCTTTCTGTGCCCAATCATTGACATCTGCAATATGTGGATACGCACCCACACGCCCACCGCCTGCTTTAGCATGTCCAAATTCCAACAAGTGAGTGATTTGATACTTTTTCTTATTGTGCACTACAGATTTTACTTGTGTGCGCCCTGTTTCGACTTTTGCTGTCCAGCCTCTATTGTATTCGCCGGTCCTGCTTTTAAATGAGCCGCCGTGTTTTAATTTTTTCGTTGCGTCCTTTGCAACGTCAGGAACTACTTTTTCAAGGCACCTGCTTGCCTTATCACCATATTTATCAAGTATCGCGTTGATTTCAGATGACAAACTTCCTGGTAATATATTCTTACTCATTGCCTTTCCTCAGCTCCGTATACAGTTCGATATCATCATCTTTTTCATACGTTCGATATACGGTGTATCTTTTATTTTTAAATTCAACGACTTCTTCATCGTTGTAGTCATATTTAAACAATGTGAATTTTTTCTGCGGTTTCAGACCGTTCAATCCTCCGTTGAAGAACTCACTTTGTGACGCTGAATCAGCAGAGCAGAATATCTGTTTTTTCGTTTCCATAGTTTCAAAAACACCGTTATCGTTTTTGATATACGATGAAGAAATTAAAAAAAGAACCTCTGATTTATCCATAACTACCTCTAAAATTTCGTATAGTCTGCTGACATGCCCAATTGCATCTTCTGCTCATCATACGATTTTTTAAGACGCTCATAGTCATTAGGTTGACCAAAATTTAGTCTAACATAAGTGATGATTGCGTGTTCGATGATTGATGGCAGTGGTTCTTTTTTCAAAATTTCCGGTGAAACGCCAGCAACAAGCAAGTCTTGGTATGCCGCAGCTGCAAGCATGGTCAATTCTTCATCAAATGCATCTGTAGTGATTCGCAGGCTCAGTTTTATTTTTCCTAATTCCATCGTTGGCTCCTTTTATCTATTAAAAGGAGCGGCAAATCCGCTCCTTAATGATTATGCCTGTGTGATTACCTGCATACCATGGAATACTACTAAGTCAGCGTTAGCAGTCTGTAATCCACGAACACCGATAACGTTCTTCTTGAAGAATTCGCCGCCTTCATCAGTGCTAATTTCATAGTTATCCCACAAAGGCATATCAATTGTCATTGGCTGGCCAAATAATTGTGTTCCCTTTGCTAATTGATCAAGAATACGGAAGCGCGTAATTGTGCCACCTTCCTTGATTGTTCCTGAAGTTGTTGTATCTGCATCGAATGTAATTTCATATACAGCTTTCTTATCTGCAGTTCCGCGAACTTTACCAAGTGCCGCCAAATCTTCCTGAGCGATGTATAAACATACTGTTCCTTTATTCTTGGCAGCACGGAATCCAAGTACAAGATCGCGCAGATAATCTTGATCTAAAGCTACTGCAGTACGTTTCTCCGCTAGAGCAGATGCCTTAATTGCAACCACAATTTTGTCTGATCCCTTTGCACGAAGTGCTGACAAAGCAGCATTTTCAACTGCATCCATATAGTTTACAGGTGTCATTTTCTTGACTTGCTTTGAAACAGTATCGAAGATTCCCCATTCAGTTGGTGCTATTTTAACTGTATCGAATGTTGCAGCTGTGCCTGCTACATCCGAACCATCCACAACATCATCCGCTGAAGCATTTGTCTTTTGGTAACCAACTTCCCATGTTCCGTTTCCTGTTAATGCGATTACATTAACGTCATCGATAATGTCCGATGCAACTGCAGCTAATCCGTTAATTCCTCCAACCGCGGTTGGCTTTGCAATCTTACCAGTACTTAGAATAGCGCGTTTTTCCATTTTACCAGTTTCAACAAAATCATTCGCACGCTTTTCTAAACCATTTGTTTCCGTTGTACGAGTTTCCACGATTTCTCCTTCTCCACTTGCAACTTTTTGCATAAGAGTCTTACGCTTTTCAGCAGATTCCTTTAGTTGCTTTTTTCTTGTTTCCAATTGATTTACTTCTTTTTCTAATGCCTCGATGTCAGCATCGTCTTTTTCCAATTCTTCCTTGATTTCAGACATACGCTTTTCAACATCATCAAAATTCATTTTGTCGATATCCATTTTTTAACCCTCCATTTCCGACAATTTTAACTTCAATTTCAACCTTGCTTTTCTGTGTTCTTTTTCCTGCGCCTTCAGTCGCTCCGCTTTAATTTCAGCAATCACTCCGTCGCCAAAATTTCGCGCAGATATATCAGTACCATCATTCGCCGGAATAGAAACCGCTGATACATCATACAGTTTTCCAATTTTCGTGATGGTACGTAGAACCGTAGTAATGCCATTTTCATGGTCTTCTGTTACTTCTCTCTTATCTTCAAGAACTGTAAATGCAAACGACATTCTGTCAATTACACCGTTCTTGATGTCCGCATATAATCCGGGACCGTCAGATGATTTACTCAAATCAGCCCTTGTAAATAAGCCGACATTATCAGGTTTCACCTCAAGTGTGTTATTTCTCGTCCGAGCATATACTCTGCCGGAATGATCAAACTGCATGATGACATCCGACATATCACATTCCGCAAATGCATTTCTGTCAATTTGCTCATACACTTTATAATCGTCCCAGTCATACAGCAGATACGGTTCATCAAATGTGCATGCATGGCCCTCAACGATCAACTCATCATTCTCACTGTCGATCGTCCTGAACTCCGGATGCATGTCATTTCTTCTGATCTGTCTTCCTTCGCTTATTTTCTCCAAAACTGTTTTATTCATTTTTTTCACCTTCCTCAGATTTTTCACCTGCAAAATAATATTCACCTCTGATCGGTGCATGTTGTCCAGCACCATCCGGCAGCGGCCCCCAGTTGAACAGCTCTCTTATCTCGTCGATCATGATTGCACCACGGTCGCCAAGTTCTTTTGACATAGATACTTTTGCTGTAATTGACATATATTGCAGGCGATTTGCAACCGCCACAAAATATGAGCCGTTAGACTGTTCAAATGGCGAATACATCCATCGTGTGATGACTTCCGATAGCTGTATCGCTGCCGGCTCTATCGCTCCATTGAAAAATGCGTCCAGTTCATCACCGGTCGCAGAATTGTTCAATATTTTTTCGTTGACGCCGTAATAAAAAGTCACATTTTTCTGTATCAGTTCACGCTCTGCCGAATTTGAGTTATATGCATTCGGTGTTATTTGCTTTATATTTTGATAAGTATTTGGAAACAAAAGTAATCCGCCGCCATCTCCGGAAAGATTTTCTTCGGTAAATCGCTGTCTTTCCTTTGCTAGATCTTCAGGCTTTGAAAAATTTGTGATATTTGCCATAAAGCGATATGTACTGGCATTCTTCGTCGCTTCTTCGATACCCTGATTCTGAATGTTAATCAAATTCATTGTTGTGTTTAAAGCACTGTTCGATTCCCCAAAGTAATCATTGCTGTACTGGAATTTCGTTAAGATTCCGATATTTGACAATTCTTCCGCTGCGGTCAATCCGTTTGAAAATATAAATCTGATCCATGGGATATTATTGCACATTACCAATTCATAGCGTTCCGGCAAAAATGTAATCATACCGATCCGTTCCATGTTCTTGTTATATTCCGGAACGATGAATGCCGTATTTTGCATATCTAAGATCGTATTCAGACGATACATGAATTGATACCATGTTTGCATGGTGTTCGGTGCTTGCTTCAATTTCGTTACAAGTTTGCTCTGTGCCGCGCCATAGAAACATGGCTTTAACTTTGCAATGTGCCGAGATCGTGCATCAATCGCTGTTCTTACGAGTTCAGATTCATAGAGTTTTCCGTTCCATGTGCGAAAAATCGGCGTATATGCAGATAAGGTTTGAAAATATTCATCTGCTCTGATTTTCTGTTTCATTTTTGGAAATAAGATATCAAATAGTCCCATTTTACCTCCTCATTCATTCTTTAACTGCATGCCAATTTCTTCATTCCATTTTTGTCGCACGCACATCGCATCTAAAAAAGCAGCCATCCCATCGATATGTGCACGCTGCTCTAATTTGATTAATTTAACTCGATTTGTTTCTGTGTTCGCTTTAATTGCCGAATCAAGAAAGTGTATCTTCAATAGATCATTGTTTCCAATCTTGATTGTTCCATCTTTCATCAATCCTTCAACTTCTCTAATAACTGGTGTTAAATTTTCGCCTTGGTATACATCATCCATATGGAATCCATATTGTTTCATTTCATTAACTAAATACTGTGAAGAATATCTGTCATATCCAACTTTTAGCGGATAAATCTGATACTCTTCAATTAACTTCTTGAACCAGTTAAAACAATCTGTATAATCTATAAAATTCTGACCAGATTCAGATAAAAGACCACGTTGAATATATGTTCTATATGGTAGTCCATCCCTTGCACTAGCTTCATCAATCTTTTCTGCCGGTAAGAAAAATTGTGAGAACACATGCAGCGTCCCATTCTTCTCAATAACAATATTGCATGCAGTAAGGTCAGTTGTTTGTGATAAGTCTATTCCACCAACACAATAGCATCCTCTAAAATCTTCTAACTTCAATTCTTCGCATACTGTCTTATCGATTGTTTCTGTAGATAACCAAGCTTGCGAAGAGTTCTGTTTAATATTGCAATATTTTGTTATAAACTCTGCTTTCTTTGTTAGTGACTCCATTGCCACATCAATTTGATCTAAGATAAATTGTACCGATACAGAAACACCAAGACTAGGAAGACTCTTACGAAGTTCGTTAATATCATTCCACTTTTCAATGTCATCAATCATATACAAAACTGGCAGCAATCGCTTTTCACGTGAATTGCCAAGAAGGAAACTCGTTCCACGCTTTATCAGTTCATCATATGGACCGTCATTGACATATCCTGAACTCGAAATAGACAGCGTGATCGGTTCGTTTCTCGAACCAGTACCGGACACCATTACTTCATATTGTTTAGACCCTCTATTCGCCGGCCAAGATGACATCTCATCCATGACCGTTAACATTGGGTTATATCCGTCGGCTTTCTTTTCATTGAATGCGATCTTTTTGATTGTTGTATTGGAATTTTCTATATACAGATCCGACTTTCGCGGATAGGTCATATTGCTAAATACTGGCGTTTTATCCACTGTAAATTTAAATGCAGAGTAAACAAGATCACTCTGATCTAATTTTGGTGCAACGCAATAGATTTCACTTCCGAACTCTCCATCTGCATATGCTTCATACGCAATAATGGCAGCCGCCAACAATGTCTTTCCTTGTTTTCTTCCGATAACGAGGATAACTTCGCGAAATTGTCTATACCCGTCTTTATCTAAAACACCATACAAAACGGATATGAATGCTTTTTGCCACAGATCTAATTTCAGAAACCCCGGCGCTAGTTTACCTTTGTTATGCCGACAGTATTTTTCAATAAATCGTATCGCATTGTTGGCTTTTTTCTGACTAAAAGTATATGTTCCGTCCTCAATTCTTTCTATAATAAGCCCATAAAGTAGCTTGATCCAGTTGCTAACGAGGATACTTCCGTCACATATTCCTTGCCAGTATTCAAAGATAAAATTATTCATTTGCGGTCTTTCTAAACTCCTCTAATTCATCTTTTATTTGGTCCGGTGGGCATAGATCATTCAACTGTTTTATAATAGCTTGATAGCTCTTATTCGTTGCCGTATATGTCCGTGATGCAGGTCTTTCTCGCTCATACGGTTCGGCATCTTTCCCCTGACAAAATGGCTCTGTTTCGCCATTTTCTTGAATATCCTTCCAAAGTTCTTCAAGCCGTATACGCAATCGCGCAGCTTCAACAATCAGTCCTTGAACAACTGCGAATTGATTTTTAGGAAGAGATTTATAAATCTTATTTAATCGATTTATTTCCGACTTTTCAGTCATCTCTTTTTTCTTTGCCATTTTATCTCCTTTCTTTCCTAATTAATCTAAATTAGGAGGGGGGTTACACACACATGAGAGCTAAATTTTAGAGTCATCTCCTCGGTCTTCATGCCCCTCTATTTTTGCATAGCATAGGGGGGAGTGTTTCAACAGAGCCGTCAGCTTTGACACTGTATCTTCTAGATCTAACAGATGCATTGTGCCTAGCTTCATGGCAACTCTTGCATAATGTTATTAGGTTATCTTCGCCAAGTGAAATCGATGCATCCATGATGTTATCTTCAGTCAGTTCTACAACGTGATGCACTTCTTTGCCTGGTGTTATCAAACCTTTTTTTAAACAGTCTTGGCAAAGACCGTTGTCTCTTTTCCAAATAAACTGTCGTACCCTCTGCCATGTTCTCGATTTATAGAAAGCTTTACTAAATTCCTTCGCCATACATTTCCTCGGTGCAGGCGAAAGGGAAGTCATTAATTTGATATAGGGAAAGGAGGAATGATAATGAAAACTTCATGTCAAGTTACACATTCGTCTAATGGCTTCCCATACAAAAAGCACACATTCCCAATATGTGTGCTTCTTTCACCTACGCGCATAGTATCATATTTTTCTTGTCATAATTATGACAATTTAATATTTTAGTAATATTTTTTTCAATTGTCTCTGAATATATGCATTGTCATATCCAAGTATATAACCTATCGTTTCAAACGACCTACCACACTCATAACGTTGATACAACAACTCTATTTCATTATCCGTGAGTTTTTCTAAGAATCGCTGTATATCGTTTAATTCTGTCTCATACATTTCATATTGACGTGATAGCATTTCTTCTTCATTCATCAACTCGATGATATTGCTTTTATAAATACGTGTACCTCTTTGATATTTCGCTTCTTCTTCTGAACAAATTGACGGCGATCTAACCGAACCATTTAACTCAATAGCAATCTCTTGCAATCTGTCCCAAATATCAACAACCCTATTTGCAGAGTACTTAATTCCTTTTAACTTACCGTCAATATATTTTAGTTTATTATCATTCACCATACTTCACCCTGCGAGCTATTTTCTTATTAACCCACTTCAAGCGGTCTTCAAGCACAAATAGTTGATATGTATTAACCTCTGCATATTCATTTCTTTTATGCAACTCCTTAACTCTTGCGACTTCTTTTTCTAAATCATTTCTTTTTCTGAATAGTAATGCTAGTTCAATTTGCTTTTTATCTATCGTCATCTTCTACACCTGCTACACGAACAGCGATCATCATAAAGACACCAAAGAACATACCGCATCCAAATGCTAGAATTGCAATCATCATCTTTTATCCTCCGGCATTGTGAACATACCGCCACTGCAGAAATCACTATGAGCAACTTCTTCCATAGCAGCTATAGCATCTTCTCTATTTTTATATCTCCCTAGGAATCTATCTTCTCCTTTTATACTTGCATAGACTTCGTGATACTTGCTGTATTCATATGACATCGCTCTTTCTTTAATAAACACTCTTTCAATTGTCGGTGTCATGTAAATAATTTGTTTATTTTGTACCTGAATAGATCTCATTTTTTATCTCCTTTTTTCTTTTCTAAGTACGCAACAGAATCATACTTATGTTGCGTTTATTATTATTTCTTTGAAACTACAAATAATGCTTTATTGATACATGTTTATTCACATTTTCAGTACTTCTGTTTTTACTTTCATGCAACATAAATTTATATGTTGCGTTATACTAAATATATACACAATAGAAACGAGGCAATATGCGATATTTCAAGAAATTAAAAACCAATAAAGGTGGTGACATTCCAGTTTGTTTTGATACCACATCTTCCTGTCCTAGATGCAATTCTGCAATCGAGCCGATTTATCTTCACGGTTATGTAAATGATTTAGACAAAGCTTTATTATCCATTTTTCTGCAATGTAATGCTTGTCGTAATTCATTTATATCTACTTATAAATGTCAAGGAAAGGTCAAATTTGATTACACGGACCATATAGGTTCATCTTTATTAAAATCCGAACCCATATCAATCGCTGAGCAATCTTTCAGTAACGAAATTCGCAAGGTATCGTCAGACTTTGTAAAAGTCTATAATCAAGCATACTCAGCAGACCAGAACGGCTTGGATGAAATTTGTGGAATCGGATATCGCAAGGCCATTGAGTATCTTGTGAAAGACTATTCGATACACATTTCTCCGAAAGATAAAGATAAAATCAAATCACAAACCCTATCAACGTGTATTAACACATATTTTGATAACAAGAAATTAAAATCATTAGCTCTTGCGGCTACATGGCTTGGAAATGACCAAACACATTACGAACAGCGTATAACAGATGTAGGTATAAAAGAAATGAAAGCTTTCATCATGGCTCTAGTTAACTTTATTGATTCCGATTTACAAGCTGATATTGCGACAAATTTAATTAATTCTAAGAAGAGCGCATAGCTAATACTGTTGCAGTTTTATCATTATCTCTAATAGGATCAAATGAACATAGGCTCGTTCCGTCAGACAAGAAATAATCTCTAACTTCTCTAACTGGATCGCCATTTGTTCCTTTTCCTTTTGTTGATACAACTTCGATTACTTTCATAATATTTAAATAGGTTTCCATAATTTTCCTCCTAATCATAATTTGGTAAGTGGTTGATTTCGCCTCTTACCTTTTCTACGTCGTGTGGTTCTAAGCATATATATCGTTGTGTTTCTTCTGCGGAAGAGTGTTGTAGCAATTGCTGCACCAGGAGAAGATCATGCGTTTGGTCCCATATCCACCTACCGTATGATTTTCTAAGTGAGTGACAGGCAATTGGATATTCTATATTTGCTTCATCTGCTAGCTTCTTGATAAATCTCCATGCAGTACTTCTATCAATCGCGTCACGGTTTTCTCTGTCCTTCGGGAACATAAACTCATTCATAGTGAAGTTATATGTATCGATGTACTTTTTAAGAACTTTGTAGATATCATCAGATAATTTATATTGCTGTCGCTTACCAGTTTTATGTTCAGTGACGGTAACTCTACCACCAGCGAAGTCACGCGGTGTAGATTCTAATATTGTGTTGATTCTGCATCCTGTATTAACTCCAATAATGAGTATGATGTAATTTCTGTACCACTTGAAATACTGTTTAGAAGTAGGTTTATATTCATCTCTGTGAACCAAACAAATACGAACCATTTCTTCAAAATCATCAACATCAATTGGCTTAACAACTTCACGTCCATGCTTGTATGCTGTCTTACGTACATATGTACTTCCATGAGGCTTGAAACGTTTATATATTCTAGGCATCTATCTCACCTTTTCTTCCAACAATCTAATTTTCATCATTCTTCCCCCAAATCTGCGAGCATGATTTTTCTTGCTTCGATTTCATCTACGATTACTTCCTGTATTCGTTCCTTTAAAAACGATGGAATTTCATGCTCTTTACTAAACCACCCATTTCTGTACTCTGCAAATTCTCCAGATAATATGTGTTTTACAAGTAATCTAACCCCATATCTCCTCATTTCTTCTAATTCATTTATTTCTTTTTGCAACTGAATTACTTCTTTTACTTGTTCAGGTGTCATTCTTCACTCCGATCTATATTTTTTAAAACAATTTATTCTCAGGTAAATAATTCATCCACAGAACTTCTGTTCTTCTATTAGATGATTCTGCTAGAGTATCTTTTGTTTCTTTATGCCAGCCTTCTAGAATTGAATCATATAAATTATTTTCGTATCCGGAAATCATAATTTTTGCAGGATGTTTTTTGATTTCTTTTAATAAATTCATATGCTGTTCATCTGTCATCTCGTGATGATACATGTTGCCTTTTCTTGTGCTTAGCAGATATGGCGGATCAAGATATATAAACACATCCGATGTATCGTATCTTCTTATCAGTTCCAACGCGTCAAGATTTTCTATTTGTACACCTTTTAAGCGTTCATAGGCAACTTGTAAAATATCCGGATATTCGTTCCAACTTTTCGCAGGGTTTGGAGATGTTTGCTGCTGTCCGGTTCTAAATCCATTTTTATATTTGTTTCCAGCACCAATTGACATGTAACACTTAATCGCGAATCTTCTCGCCCTTTCAACATTGTCTATTCCTTCAGGATTGCTCCACGCATATTCATATTCATCTCTGCTATATGCTGTGAGCTCAATTAATTTAATCAATCTATCTGGATTATCACGAAGTGTTTTGAAAAAATTGAATACATCTCTATTCAAATCGTTTATTGTTTCGATATGCGCTTTTTGTTTCTTCTTGAAGAATATCGCGCCGCCACCAAAGAATGGCTCAAGATAAACTTCATGCGGTGGAATGAAGCTGCATATCCAATTAGCAATTCTATTTTTTGCACCGGGATATTTAATTACAACACTCATCTTCACTCCAATCTATTCTGCCTTTATGATTAAAACTTTCCAAAAAATCATAGAAACTATAATTTTGATAATACGTTTTCAATAATTGATATTGATTTATATTTGTTTCTATTTGAACCTGATAATTGTGTTCTGCGATATGTAACAGTTCTATCAGTTCCTTCTTTGATTTTTGATTCAATGTGCTATCTGCAGGAAATGCGATTCCTAAACACCCTATTCCTTCACGCATCAGGATCACCCCACATTCGTTTGAATGCTAATTTCGATCCGAACTCAAATTTGAACACATCCTCTTTTAAACACTTAGCATTTGCATGTCTAACGCATTTTCCGTCAATGAAGTAAGCAGCTGTTATTCTCCGTCCTTTCTTAATTATGCGAATCTCTTCTTTCACTTTTTTTATAGACTTGTTAGCCAAATTTTTATATACGCTATCAAATGCTGTTTGTAATTGATTGACCAGTATTTCAAAATTACGCTTCACCGTGATTCCCTCCTTCCACGCAGTACTTTTTCTTTCCAAATTCTAGCTATAGAAAATATCTTTTCTGGTGGATTCTCATTATATTTAGCTCGTATTTGTACTATATCTTTTCCACCAAATTCCATCGTATATAGCGGTTTATCCTTTTCTTCCGCTTTTCTAATGAAGATGATTGTTGTTTTACCTTCTGTATGCTTTTCTACATAAGTACCTACGCAATGATGAAGCGATGTTCCTTCTTCAACTAAATCACTAGCTTTCTTTGGTAAAACAAACACATATCCATTAATCTTCATCTCCATACGTTTTCTAATTTTTGTTAGTTTTTCAAACTTCTTTCTAGTCTCTTCATCCCTCTTTCTTTTCTCTTCTTCGTTTCTTTCCTTTTCAAGTGCATTGAACAATTCAACCATATCTCGATGAGCTTTAAACAAGTCCTTTGGGCATGCGTTACTTTCATTAATCTTGACATGGCACGATTCCATTAACTTTAAATAATCAATATAGAGTTTAAAATCAAAATTTGTTTTCATTACCCAGTTTTGAAAGTGCACAATTCCAACACACCTAGGAATCTTATCGAAATTAATATGAGATATTTTGCTCTCAATACCTGGAACAACTTTTCCATTTCTCTCTCTGATTTTTTCTTCAATGATTATATTTTCAAAACCGACATCTGAATTTTTTATCTTATGCTTGTGTTGTCTTAACCATTTCTCATTCAGAATCCGCATATCACATAGATACGATGAATACATTAATTCATGAGCCAATTTGCGAGCATTAATCTTCTGCAGAAATTCGATCTCACGTCGATATTTATAAAATCTTCTAATATCACATATATTTAAAGGTGTATTCCACTTAATATACTTCAATTCAGAGATTATTTTTAATCGTTCATCAATATTGTTTTCATATACAATTACACCCGTATATGGCCCAGCCATCGAATACTGTCTACACAATCCAAATTGGTAATATCCTTTCAAGTAATAATTCTGGCTACACTGAATATGCTTATCGTTCTCTAATAATTCAAAATTCACCAGTTCGCATTCAATATTTTGAAAGCCATTATTGTATCTAGAGTAGAATCCGTATGACTGTATCTCTATACGTTTTGATGTACAAAGGATGATCATGAAACATTTGTAGCAATCATAAAATGTAGTCCTCGTATTCTTCGCAAGCTTCTTACGGATAACTTTGCATCCTTGTCGATTTGATGTAATTGTCTGTTTCTTGTTTGAAAAAACGATTGTTGGAATTTGCTTGTAGCACCAGGAGAAGAATGCTTTCGGTGGCCGAAGCCTTTTATTAACGTAATAGTCGGCAGATTTCATAATTCAAATAGATTAATCCTTTCAAAATCTGCCTTCTTCTGGCTTGATTTAACATTGATTTTAGGTGATTCTTTATTTGTTTCAGGTTTCTTATCATTACTTGTAATAATCGATGCAGTAACGCTTGATTTGACTTCTTTAAGGTCTGAATTAAAATAATCTACCACCCAACCAAACACAACAGAGTCAGCAATCATTGCACAATTATTTTCTTTGTTCTTATATGCATTTTTAACGCAATATTTAAACGCAGCTTTAATTGTTTTGCCATCCTGGCAAATATTCTCGAATAAAGTATCGTCAGTCTGATCACATAACCAATTATGTATAACATTAACAGCCGGTGAATGTTTCTGACTCATTTCTTCATTCATCTTAGCTAGCGCTCTTTGTTTTATTTCACTCATTCTCCATCTCCTTTAGAACATAATTTTCAATCGTCGTTTTTAAATAACCAATCTTGTTATTAATTACTTCTGTTTTTGCAAAATCATCTAATCCTAAAATAGATGCTGCTCTTCTCCATATTTCATATAGTTGTCCAATCGAAATTTTATTTATCTTTAAAATCACAGCTTCGTTTGAAATAGATTCAACTGCGTGCATGATTGATTTTGAAATTTCTAGTGTCATGCATTCATATGCGTTATTGTTAAAAGCTTCATTTTCACGCACGCGAATAAAATCCAATTGTTCTTTTAGAAATTGCTTGTTCAGAAGTGGCGACTCTATATAATCATCATCAATATAATTAGATATAATCTGATTAGATTGTATAGTTTCGGAATTGCATACATTTTTTTGATTTCTGTATACAATTTCTAAGTTTTTGTATACATTTCTGTCGAAATTGTCGCAAAGAAAACAATCCTGCATCACAACCTTTTTTGACCGTCGGTTGTAATCCATGAAACGGCGCTGTATGGAGGCAGAGGTTAGAACTTCGTTTCTTTCGAATTGGTATCTATCGAAAAGCTCAAGGTCTAAACAGCTTTGCACTATTTTTTTCAATTTATCAATTTTTACGTGGATCTCGTCGGCAAAAACTTCGTATATCGATTCGTCTACTTTCATGTAGTATCCCTCAATTCCATAAATATTTGACAGCAACTCGATCCATACGTACTTACCTAATACGGGAAAGCGCGCCTTCAATCTACGTATTTTGTTGTCTTCTTTGGTTTCAATCAGAAATGCTTTCATTCCTGATGCCATTTGTATCCTTTCTAGGTTGGTCTAACGAGGCATTGCAGGCCGTCGACCAAACACCTTTCTATATTTATGAGATTTTTGCAATGCCCCTCGTTAGACGTCTTTCTTCTCGCTGTTTAACTAATAACTCAGCATATGAATATTGTTTTCGCTTCATCGTATTTACGCATATCTGTGCATCGTGAATGCACATCTCAGTTCTCAACTGTTCTTGTTCGATTGACAGTTGTTTCTTTTTCTTTTGCATGATTTATTTCTCCTATTCCAAAATTTAGTGATGCTTGTTTTTGATAATACTTGCAGTTTAAGCAATCATTCTTTGTTTCAATTACTCTGAAGCCCGCTTTAATCGGCGGGCAACTATGCGTTTCAGCATTCCAGCGTACGCATTGTTTGCAATCAAACCCTTGCTTAATCATTTCCATCACTCATTTCATTTACTTTTCTTCGAAATGCATCAATTTTAGACAATTCGAAGTCAAGCGCCATTTCGGCCTGATCATCATTAAGAATCGTTATTCCTTCTGTACTTACTTTTCTAGTTGGCAATCCTTTTAATCTACGAAGCTTATCTCTAATTAATTCATTCATAAATCGACTCCAACCAAGAATAAAAACACTCTTGCATAAATCAAAATAAACATTAGAATTAATGCTATTTCTTCGAGTGTTTCTAATTTTTTTCTATACTTTGTTTTTAATTTCATGTTTAACTCTCCATTTCTATTTGATATAATGAGAGTGATAGTTAAGGTCTATCACTTAAGCGCTGTGTCCTTTGAATGACTGCGCTTTTTTTATTTGCATATATACTTTGATTTTGTTTTCGCTTGACAGATCGCAGTTAGAATAGTTATCAACGAACGAATTAACATCAGATTCCCTATATATGTAATTTCTTCCAACTTTAATAAAATTTATTAATCCAGCTCTACGCAATCTACCAATATGCCGAGAATCACATCGCAGTATATTTGCTAACTCCACTTGCGTAAAAAATTTTTCCATATATCTCCTTTCTAACTTTTCTCAATACTTGGTAGGATTCTTTTTGTTTTCCCTTTCTGCCCCCCTATAATTAATTTGAAAGGAGGTGAAATCATGAATGAACCAATAGCGATCATATTTACGACTGATGGAAGTAGATATGATATTTTGGAAGATACTTTAGTCAACGGATATGAGCTAAAAGAATCAAACTGTGATGTCGATTTAATTAAACTTTGCGATAAAAACAGTTTTATAACTTTAGGCTATCCACGCGAGTCAACCATCAAATGTTTATCATCCAATAGCATTATTAGAATTGAATGCCCTCACTATTTTTATGAGTAATCTTCTTTGAAGCTTAGTATTTGCTAGGCTTCTTTTTTTGTTTCAAGCTCACAAATTCTTAAACCAAACGATTCCAAAAAATCCTTGCTAAATTTGTTTTGTGATAAAAATAATGCTTCATTAGGATTTAACGTTAAGACTATTTCGTTTTGGTTGATGTATTTTTTAAGGAACGCATTTTCCTCATTTTTGTAACAATACATTTTCATTTACTTTTCTCCTTTCTTTCGTCTAACCCCTTTCATATAATTGATTTGAAAGGAGGTGATAAATAATGCCAAACTTAAATAAACCAGGTACGGATAACCGCCCAGCAGGAACATATATTGAGCGTGGACCACGTGGTGGAAGTGTTAGTAACCCACGTGAAGTGCACATCGATAAAGGCGATAGATTACCGCCAACCCAAGAAAAAGGTCATACTTGGGAAAAGAAGTAAATTACGTTACTGATAGTCACTCTGCAAAGTGGCTATCTTTTTTTGATTATTTTTTTTCTTTTCGAAAAACAGAAGCACCATTTAAAGATGTTGAACTGTAGCCAAGCTTCTACAATGTAATTGCCATTTTCATCGGTATATTTCGTGATGTAATGATGTAGCATATTCTCCCTCCTTTCTAAACTAAGTTAAATTACGGTTTTCCGTATTACTGGTGAAAAAAATAAGGTCAACCTGTTCGGCATTTAGATTGAATTTCTGCTTGGTTAAGTCGATTTCTGTTTGAGTAAATGCTTTTTTGTTTGCGAGACGTTCATATAAACTTGTACTAGATATTCCGATAATTCCTGCATAATCAGCCATCGTCACAGAATTTTCTCTGAGAAGTCCTCTTAATTTTGAGTAATCAAATATGCTCCTATTCATATTACCATTCCTCCCTTCTTATTTATACGGTTTTCCGTATTTACAATTCTTAGTATACTTGTTTTCAAATCGATGTCAACGGTTTTCCGTAAATTTTGTACAATTTTCTTGTTTTTTTATTCGGTTTTCTTTATATTATAAATGAAAAGGTGGATTATTTATGGATAATACAGATTTTAGTAAAAAACTAAGATGCGCAATTAGACAGAATGGTATTTCTCAATCTGATTTAGCAATTAAAACGGGCATTACCCCGTCATCAATTAGTGACTGGCTGAATGGGAAATATGTTCCAAAGCAAGATAAAATTTTTTTGCTTGCCTCCGCTTTGAGCGTTAGGCCATCATATCTTTTGGGCTATGAGGATAATGAAGCTAATACTAATGACACCATCACTGAAATTCCTATGGACAGTATAATCTTTGACGATTACTTCCCACTACATTATTGGTCTGGACTATCCGCAGGTAGCTTCGAAGAATTGATTGAAGCGGAACCTGACTCCGTCGTGTATGTGCCTATTACATTTCAGAATAAGAAAAAACGTTTGCACGCTTTTAAAATAAATGGAACTTCAATGAACAATGTAATCCCTGATGGGTCTATTGTTGTTTCTGAAGATAATTATAATAATGCAATAAAGTACACAGATGGCACTATCGTTGTTGCGTTCATGGATGGAACCGCAACAGTTAAGCGATTATATTCAAGCGAAGACAGCATTACCCTTTCACCTGACAGCACCGACAAATCACACATGCCTATTATCGTTTCAAAAGACAAGGAACTAGTTATCATTGGAAAAGTCATTTGGCACATGAATCCTGAAGACATAGCAGAGAAATGTTATTAAGTTTTAGAAAGGTTAAACGGGTAATCTAGGCAATATTATGCAATATTCTAAATGGAGACTAAAAATATATAACCTAGTTGATGTGGTTGATACAACTGGTGATGATGTTCCTGATTTTGATATATATGATTTCTTTATGATGGGAGTAATCTTTACAAGTATTATTCCTCTTCTTTTCAAAGAAGATACTCCTCTATTAATAATGATCGATAAGATTACAGTTATTATTTTTATCATAGATTATATTTTGAGATGGATAACGGCTGACATTCGAGATAAATCACATTCCTTGATATCTTTTATCAAATATCCATTTACACCAATGGCCATAATGGACTTATTATCAATTATTCCATCTCTGACATCTTTAAATGAATCATTTAAGCTTTTGAAGATTTTTCGAGTATTGCGATCACTAAAGATGTTCAGAGCTATGAAAGTCATGAAAGTATTCCGTGCAGCAAAATATTCAAAATCATTATCGATTATTATCGAAGTATTTAAAAACTCAAAAGAGCCACTTCTAGCAGTCGGGACATTGTCTGCTGCATATGTATTTATTTCAGCACTTGTGATTTTCAATGTCGAGCCAGATTCATTCAAAACATTCTTCGATGCTGTATATTGGGCAATTGTTAGTCTTACAACAGTCGGATATGGTGATATCTATCCAACAACCACCATAGGAAGAGCGGTAGCAATGGTATCATCTATTTTCGGAATCGCAATAGTAGCTCTACCTGCCGGAATTATCACAGCCGGATACATGCAAGCACTAGACAAAAAAGAAAATAGTTTATAAACAATAGACGCAATGAAGGAGATAAGTAAACTCCAAGCACACACTCTGGTTGACTTAACGCAAGATTAACGCAAGATTAACGCAAGATTAATGCAACAAAAATCGGCTTAAATACTATAGTTTTTATCTTTAAAGAAAATTTTACGCATGAATATATCACAAAAATAGAAAGGTTACGGATTAGTTTATATGAACGATGATTCATTTGTTAAAGAGATACTAAATTCAAAAGAAGATATACATTTAGAATTCAAAAAATCTAAAACAGGTCTATCTAGAAGTTTCTGGGAAACTTATTCATCATTTGCAAATACAGATGGTGGCATAGTAGTTTTAGGGATTGAAGAAAACAATCCTAAAAATAATATTGTAGGTGTTGATAATCCAGAAGTAATTAAAAATACTATTTTTAAAGAAGCTAACAATAAAGATGTTGTCAATATAAATCTTCTTATGGATAGTGATGTTTTAATCAAAAACTATATGGGGAACAGCATTGTTATTGTTCATGTTCCGGAAGCATCACCAGATCAAAAACCTGTATTTTTAAAAAATAAAATAGACAACACCTATATACGTAGAGGAGAGTGCGACCAAAAAGCTGATTCCGATACAATTAAATACTTTATGATGTACTCTCATAGTGATATTGATAGTCAGCTTTTAAATAATTATGATATATCTGACATTGACACAAATACAATTGACTTATATTTGTCTGAGTTGAATTCATCAGTAACAAGAATAGATAGTTCAAAAGGATATAAAAATATATTGATTGAATTAGGGGCTCTACGTAAAGACCGAACAAAGAACAATAAATATAAGTTGACTGCAGGTGGCCTTCTATTTTTTGGAAAATATAATTCTATTCGAGATAGATTCCCACATTTTCAACTAGACTATTACCGATATACCAGTGACACAAAACTCAGATGGATAGATAAGGTTTCAACAGGAGATATGGAGTATCCAAACCTAAATCTATTTTCTTTCTACAAGATTGTCTTGGATAAACTCACAGTAACCACTGAAGATAGATTTATGTTAGACGATAATGAGCAGCGCAGACTTCCTTTTAGATCTGATTTAAGAGAAGCCGTTCGTGAAGCTTTTGTTAACACTCTTATGCATGCATATTATGACTCTGATAGAGCAATAAAAATTGAAGATTGCGTAGATTATTATAGTTTTTTCAATCCAGGTGCCATGAAGGTGACAGAAGAAGAATTCTTTAAAGGAGGAATTTCAAAAACATCAAATGAAGTTATAGCAACATTATTTAGACGAATTGGAGCATCTGAGAAATCTGGCTCTGGCGGAAAAAAGATTGCGGATATAGCGATGAAATATAAGCTACGCTGGCCAGAAGTGAAATTAGAGTATAACAATACAACTATTAAATTATGGAAAGAAGATTTAATTTCAACTTTAGATTTAACACCGGAAGAGCAACATGTCATGGAATACATGATGCAAGCTCTCGTTGCAACTAAATCCGAAATAATAAAAAAACTTGCACTCACACAATATCAAGCAAGAGTTGTTTTAGAGTCGTTAGTGAAGAGAAAACTTTTAACATTGACATCTGAAGGTCGTTCATCAAAATATCTTTTGAATATGAATTCACAAAATGCTCTAGCAGCTATGAAGCGAACAATTTTGAAAATCTTTGACTAATCCTACAACAAAAAATCCGACTGCTACCAACAGTCGGACAGGCAGTAAACTCACAACCAATGTGCTTTTACTGTACTTGATTTTAGCACACATTACTCAAGTCTGCGCAAATATTTGAAACAATTTTAAAGTGTCAAAATATATTATTTTTAACATTATAAATACACATTTTTATTTTATCTAATCAAAAACAAGCGAATTTATACAGTTGTTACTCAAAATTAATCAAAAAAAGAAAGGAGCAACTATGGAACAAATAGAAAAGTATTTAGCAGAGATTGAAGCTGCAATGTACAAGATGTCACCTGTAGAGCGCGAGCATTTAATGGAAGTTTTGCACATTGCATTCCCAGAATATTTCAAAAAAGATTTTATGTCATAAAATTCAATTGAAAGGAGAAAAAAGTGAAAAAAGAAAAATATATTATCGAAAGAAAGAATAAAAAAAATCACTATCTACAGGTATACATCAACTTCAAAGATGCTTCTGGTAAGAAACAAATTTATAGTAGGAATATAAATGTAGCAGAATATGTTTCTCCAAAGGAAGCCATGCAAGCAGCAATCATTATTCGCGATAACGCGTTGCGTAAGATAAATACAGGCACTCTAATTAAGCACGTTCCAACGGTTGAAGAATTGTACTATCAAACAAAGAAACTCTTCAATATCAGCATTAAAACGTGGAAAAGGCATGATATAACATATAGACATAGTGTAAAACCTTATGCTAATAGAGAAATAACCTCTATAAAGCCAATAGATATCCAAGAATCAATCAACGAGAGTATCAATAACTATTCATTAGAAGCTACCCAACGAGTTCTATCATTGTGGAGACAGATTTATAAAGCTGCTGCAATGAACGATATCGTAGTTGCAGATAAGACAGTTGCGGTCACTATTCCTAAATCAAAAGTACCTGCTAAACAGCAGAAAAAGGTCCTTATTAGTGATGAAGATTTCAAAAAATTCATTGAATATCTAGAAGAAACATCAAAGTATGTACGTGATCCAATCGGAAGATTTAGAAGAACTCGTATCATCTACATGCTTAAGATTATGTTTTACACAGGTATTAGACCATCAGAATGCTTCGCTTTGACTAGGAATGATATAAATCTCATTACCAACTCAATCACGATAAATAAGGCTATAGGAAGCACTATAACAAAGACCAGACAAGTTATATCAACAAAAACAACACAAAGTATTAGAACCGTCCCAATTAGCGAGGACTTAAAGCCAACCATAATGAGAATGATGGATGAAATTAAGGAAGAACACTTTTTCTACGATCACGATGGATTACCTTTTGAAACTTCATTTTTAAGTCAATTCATATCTAGAATATCAAATCGGATTGGAATTAAATTTAATATGTATATGCTAAGACATCGAATGGCTACTGATTTAATCCAGTCTAATACGTCAGCGCGTACAGTCCAAGACATTCTAGGGCATGCTACCTATAAGCAATCTGTAGGATATGCAAGAAGCAGTGATGAAGATAGAAAAACAGCCATAGACAACAGAAAATTATCCTAG